GCAATAGCATTCCATCTTGCAGTTACAGTGTCTACCCATTGCCATTCATCACCTGTGAATGCACTTACACCTTTAGAAAATATGTCCCATTCACCTCTGTGTATGTCATTGTCATCTAAGTGTCTTGATATTTTGTATTCAATATTGTTGTGTGTCATCAAGTATGCACCCGGCTCTTTAGGATGTTTTTTAGTAGCACCTTCTTTTACTACAGGTACAGGACGTACACTCTTGCGTGGCATTTCATAACGTGTGGCAATTCTAAAAGGAGAATCTTCAACTGCAAATACTCGATTAGGAGTTGTAAAGTTATCCTTACGCATTATTGTTTTGGCAATAAGATCAAGTTCATCATTGCTTTTATCCAGTACCAGTGCAAAAGGCACATTGATGTTTGTTTGTAAGTCACGCATCACTGCTTCGCTATCTGGACCCATTTGTGCAATAGGCTTGCCATAACGTTTGCGTTCTTGCTTGAACAATCTAGTAAGTTCAGCAGGCACAATAGGCTTGTCGTTGCGTTCGTCATTTACTCTATCTAAAAAATGTTTTGTAAATTCTACATCGATACCAACGTCTGCAAATATTCTATCAGCAAACTTTTCTAAGTTCTTTATGTCTACTGCACTTACTGGCATTACTTTTGTTCCAATCGTACTTCTAGTTCTTTTACTTTAAGTTCTAACTCACGAACTCTTTTTACTGCAATTGCTACTGCAGGTGGTGGCACCCAGTCCTTGGTCCAGTTATAATTGTTTTGAATAGAAACTTCATGCATTTTTGATGTATACTCTATCATTGCTATTCTTTCCTCAATGCCAAAATATACCCATACAGCAAATCCAGCACCTGCTACAAGACTAATAAGATTCTTGAGTGGAATGGTAACTTCGCTATTTTCATTTACTTTAGCCATTACGCACCTCCTGGATTGTTAGCGGCAAAGTTTACTCTGCTAAACTTATCTCTATCAACAAACTTTATTCCGTCTCCAACATAACCTTCGTGACCTGGATCACCTTTTATATCGGCCTTTACGTCTGCATCTTGGTTATCAAGTGCTTTTATTAACTGATCTTTCAGCAATGCAATATTTACAAAACTACTAAACAATGCACTAACTGCACCTTTGTTTTCATTCATCCATTCAATAATACGTGGTGCTTGTGTTGGTATCTTTTGTGTTACCCATGGACCAAAGTCCTTAATCATATTAGTGAAGCCACCTTGTCTAACTTTAAAGTTAACATACTGTTTCATCAACTTAGGTGTGCTAGTAATTTTTCTACGTGTAAGTTCTTGTGGTGAAAGAAAAGCATCTATTGCTGGAGCATATTCGTTGTATGTGTCTTGTATTTTAATTACAAGACCTTTGTCCAAGTTGATAGCACTGCCTGTGTCTTTCATGGTGCTGTCTAATACCAATACTCCTGGAGCTTTGTCTAGCACACGTGATGTAACTGGTCGAACAGTTCCGCCTGGTTTGTCAATCTCTGTGTGTATTGCAAGACCAATTTCGCTGGATCCAATTTGCTTTCCAAGATCTGTATCTGCACTTACTCTGTATGTTACTTGATTAGGAGTAAACACATAGGCACCATTCTCTACTGGTGGTGTTGAGCTATATAGTAAATCTGCTTGTACAAATCCTCTAAAGTGTTGCGGAATAGTTCTATCCAACAAAGGAAACAGTTTTCCATACAACTGTATTAAAGGACCATAATCGCCTTTTCTATTACTAAACACTCGTGCCATATCTTTGGCACTTGTTGCTAATCCATTATAGCCTTGTGCAACAAAGCCACCTTTGTCTGTGAGTATAAACTGTCCTGAATCGTCACGACCAAATACTACAGCAGGTTTACCATCCCATTTGATGGTGTTTGTTTTTGCTGGTTCTTCTGCACTGCGTTTTATTCCATCAAGTGCTTGTTTTATTCCTTTTGAACCAAGATCAAATACCAGATCTTCTGGGTGTTCAATTCTAGCACCCTCTTTAAGATAAGTTTTGTAAGGGCCTCTGTTGTCTGTTACAACTTCCATTCCTTGATTTACAATTCTATCACGTAGTCTAGCAAGCCAATCACTGCCGCCTTCTTGTATTTGTTCAAATTGAAACCCTTCACGTTCAGCATAGCCTCTAAAGTCTTCTAACTTTTGATCACGTTGTGGATCGTTTTGTAATGCACCAAGTATTGCTTCAACACTGAATAAATCTTTTTCAGTTGCATTCTTGGTTAGTATTAGTTTTGCAATTTCTGCAGGTTCATCAGTGATTACTTCATTGTTTGTTCTGCTTACCAAACCTGAATTAGGAGATAGTTTATATCCTGCGGCTTTTGCAATACTATTCATTAGCACATTGCGTGTTACACCTTTGTACTCACTGCCGGGATCTGCTCTCATTAAAAATTTTGAAAAGTCTGGCTTTTGTACAAACATAAAATCAGTTTGTATATAACCTCTGTCTTCTCTGCCAGTAATTGGTGCTTTAAAATGTACACTAACTCCACTTTTGCGTATCCACTCTCTAGGATCAAATCCATGAGACTCTGCCCACTTTGTAAGTTTACTTTCAAGTTCTTGTTTGCTGATTATTTTAGGGTCAACTGCTAGATCTAAATCACCTGATGTTGTCTTTTGTCCTGTTGATCCAAGCATGTTGTCCATTAGAGGCAAGCCAGTGAGTTGCTCTAGCCATTGTACTGTTGGCTTTACGTCTGTTTGGTTGATGCGTGTTGTTGTTATAGCTCCGTCTGCATCTTTGAAGACGTTGCCACCCTCTTTAATATACATTATGTTGCCTGTTGTAGGTATGCTATTACTTGTTTCTTAATTGCAGGATCTTGGTTTATTCTTTGTGCCAATGCCATTACAGGATCATCAGTTGCAATTTTTTTAATATCAGGCATTGTCATACCTGCGGTTTGATAACTTTGTTGTAATACTGCTCCGTCAACACCAAAGTTAGTTAAGAACTGTGCTACTTGTATACTGTCAGTTGGCTTGCCTGCTTTGGTCCATGCTTTCATAAGTTTGTCAGCAGTGACTTTTGTTGTTATGTTAGTGCCAATTTGTTTTGCTTTACCTGCGGCTGCAGTTACACCTTTTCCTATTTGAGCTTTTGCTCTTTGCAATAGTCCTGGTGCTTCCATAAGTTTGTGATTGCCTAATGCTACTGCAACAAACAACTTTGCAATTTGATCTTCACTTAGTACATTGGTTCTTAGACTGTGTCCACTTTGTGATATTGCATTACGTCTTGCTAATTGTGCTGATGATAATTTGCTTATTTTCTCAGCACTTGCTGCCGCTTTTGCATCTAAATTCTCTGCTGCTCCGTCAACGTTTGCTTTAAGCCATTCAGTTGCTTCAGGTGACATTGCTTCTGTTCCTGGAAACTGTTGATTAAATTGTGCAATTTGGTCTGGATCTGTGATTGGTATATCGCCACGTACAACTATACCTTCGCCTGTTCCACCTGGTGCAACTAGATCTGCTTTATCTTGCATGTCGGCAACTTCGGCATCAATATTACTCTGTACACTACCTGCTTGTGCGTTTTGACTAAAGTCTTGTCCAGAACTACCACTGACGTCATCAATATCAATTTCTGCACCACCGCCGCCACCACCTAGTGGACGAGTATATGTTTTTACATAATTTCCGTCAGCGTCAGTTGTAATTGTATACTTGGCTTGAACACCGCCACCAGAGTTTTCAGCATCAATATAAGTTCTAACTGAACCTTTGCTTAGTCTTCGATCAATTTTATCGCCATCTTGAATCAATTGCTCTGGACTTTCAGCAGTTTGTACGTCGCCTCTACTTGGACTGTCTAGTACTTCAACTTTTTCACCTGCTACTACATCAATACCAGCATCTTTCATATCTTGGGCTGTGTCTGCATCAACATTCATACCACCATCTGGCAAGCTCTTTACGTGTGCATCAAGTTGTGAATTATATTGATCAACTACGTTTTGTGGTATGCCTTCGGTACTATCTAAATCCAAGATGGCATTCATCTCATCTGCTGACAATGCTTCGCCGGGCACAAAATCAGCAACAACGTCTTCAACACCGCTTGGTAATGCTTGTTGTGCCATTTCGCCACCTTTGATAAGATCACCTAATGAACTTGCACCTGCGGCCAATGCACCAGTTTTACCTGCAGTGTATAACGCACTTCTAATATCTTTACCTTGTAATAATTGATCAGTAAGTTTAAACAAACCTAATGCGGCTGCTCCACCTAATCCTGCTCCACTAACACCAGCAGCGGCAATTAATGCGGCATATATAAAGCCTTGCATGATAGGATGTTTTTCTGCAAACGCTCTGTACTTGGTAATAATTTTCATTACCGCACCTTCGTCACCTCCAGCACTTGCTTTTAGTTTCTCAGCTGCTTCTTCGTACTTGCCTGCAAAGCCTTCCATTGGACCAGAGTTATAAATTTTAGCCTTAAGGTCGTTCCAAGGCTTCATTATTACTTGATCTACTTTGTCTTTGGCTTGGCCAATTCCTGTTCTGTTTGCACCGCCGGCAGTGGCAGTTTTTTCAATCTCTCCAAATAGTCCTTGTATCTGTTGTGGACTTAGTGCAGCCTCACGTAGATAGGTTCCTACAGTTTCCCATTGGATATAACTTTTTCTATTGCTATTGTCAAGACTTTCAAGCAGTGCATGCCTTGCTTCGATTCTTTTTGCTTCTATTAGTATACTCATGCTAATGCCTTCTTTAACTTTTCTTTACCTGGTGGATCTAGTTTATCAATTGATGCAGTTGTACCTTTACCTAGTGCTTTGTCTATTGCGGCTCGCATGTTGGCCATTTTAGGATCGTTTAAGTCCATTTTTTGTCCACCAATTTTAGCAGTTTGCACACCTGTCTTTGCTCCAACATTTTGTGCAGTTTTGCTTATTGGCTTGCCAGTTTTATCATCTTTACCATCTTTGTTAGCATCTACTTGTGCTGCTGGTGCTTTTTGTCCCGGAACTTTGGTTGCAGTTTGACCTGCCTGCTTCTTGATATTAGCAACGCCTTTGTTTGCACCATCTATTTGTGCTTGATCAATGCCTTGTTTCATTGCACTCTGTTTATCTTTTTTCTTTTGATTACGTGCAATGCTTTTATCAACAGCAGTTTTAGCAGTATTAGTAGCAGTTGCCTGAGTTCCAGTGGTTCCTAGTTTCTTTTCCAAGCCTGCTTTTCTTTGTGCTTCTGCATCTGCTTTTTTTAAACCAGCTGCCGGTCCAGAGGTTGGATTTGGATTTACACCTTGTTTATAATCGTATCCGCTGCCTGCGGCAGTATCGAGTGCAACGTTACCAACATTCTTTGCTAAGTTTTTAAGCACTCCGCCTGTCTTCGACGGTTGTTTTTGTTGTTTAGTGTTGACGTTAGCACCACCGCCACCTACAGTTTGTTTACCTGCTTGGTAACCTTTTTTAACAGCACTGCCTAAGCCAGCAACTCCGCCTGCTACTGCACCAACACCTTTTGCGGCTGATCCAGCAACTCTGCCAAGACCTCTACCAAGTTTGTCGATTGCATCAAACTCAGCAAGTAGTTGTGCTTGTATCTGTTGTTCTGTAAGTTTATTTGTCATCTGTGCGTCTCACTGATCTAGAAAATTTACTAGGATCACGAAGTCTAATAGCATTTAACAGTTTGCGATGCAGGTTCTCTGCTTGCTCACCATCATACAACTCTTCAATCTGTTCCATTAGACGTACGGCACTGGCAATAACGTTGCTGGCACGACTTTCTACGATGTAAGAACGTTCTTGTTGCTTGCTGTAACGTTCAGTATAGATACCATCTAATTCTTCAAAGATGCTTCGAGTCTTTTTTTGCATGACTTTGTTTGTCCTTTGCAGTATTTATGTAAAGTTAAAGGAGATTGGAATTATCCTTTTTGTTTAATTCCAGCTAACATCTGTTTGAGCTTTGAACTTTGTACATCAGCAGTTATTTTAGGAACATCTTCGGGCATGCTATCTGTTACGTCTTTTTGTACCATTTGACTTTTTGCTTTGATACCTGCAAGTATACTGCTTGCTGGTGGTTTGTTGTGATCGTTTTCATCTTCATCAACACTGCGTATTCTTAAACTTTCAATATCAAATTCTAAGTCTATCTTCATACCAACACCTGAACTACTTCTAGTCTTCATTGCTTGTATTTGATAACGTCCTCTTTCTCTCATAGCACGACTTGTAAAAATACCAAACACGTTGTCAGCAGTATTGATCTTACTAATACCACCCGAGATGTGCGAATGATCAAACTCTATCTCTTCAACAGCACTTCTGTTTAACTGTGATGCAGTTACAAACAATACGTTTAGTTCTCTTGACAAGTTACGCAGTTCTTCACTTACATACTTGTCCTTAACAAACAAATCATTTGGCGACACTTTAGCACTAACTGGCATAAGCAAGTCCAAATAGTCAACCAACATAAAGTCAATTTCTCTTCCTTGCTTGATGCTTAGTTCTTTAACAAATGCTCTTATATCGTTTACTGTGCTTTGTGCTGGCATGTATTTGATTTGCAATCCACCTGCTTTCTTGCCCATCATTTTAATTTTCATCTCAACAGTTTCAATGTCTTTGAATATCTGTTTGGTGCTGGTGTTTGTCAACATACTATCAATACGCATAGC